TAATTCTTGTTCTTTTAGTCTAATTAGCGGATCATCTGTGTCAGCAGACAGTGCTTCTTGCTCCTCTGTAATCATTTGTGTGGTAGTTTGATTAATTAGTTCAGCTATTTCTGATTCTATTTGCGTTTGTAATTGTTGTATCTGTGCCTGTATTTCTTGTTCTTGTTCAGGTGCCGCCATTTGCTGTATTTGAGCTTGTAATTGTTGTACTTGCTCTGCATATTTTTGTGTTACAACCTCTCTCGCCTGTAATGCTGTGTGTTCAAAGATATGTGATGATAAAATTGACATAACTACAGGATTTGATTTTACTAATGCTGATGACATAAATGCTCTATGTGCGTTTATGTGTGCATCATGATTTTGTTGTGGAAAAGCTTTTAATGGTCTTGCTTTTAAGGACATGGCATTTTCTAAACCTGGATCAGTAGGAGACGGTTGTTGTGGTGGCGGTAAAATAGCATTAACATCTGTAACACCTAAAGCTGTGTACATTCTTCTATACGCCTCGTACAAATTATGTGATCTTGGATTGCTCTGTGCTAATTGTAGTTGTGTTTGAGCCATAACCACTCTTTGTGCCACAGAAAAAATATTTGGATCTGATACTGGTAATATGTCTACTCTGCCGTCAAAATCTTGTTGCTTAATTTGTGGTGGACCACCCTCAACTTCATATGGATACATGCTCGGTAAAAACTCAGCAAATATCTGTGAGAGTAATTGAAACTCTATTTTTTGTGCGTAGTGTAATCTTTTGTGTATTGCACTCATTACTTTTGTGCCACGTTCCATCATAGCCATGGTCGTTCCTACAGGTGCATTAGCTCCTAAGTTTTCACCTATTTTTTGATCGGCTACTGTTGCAAATCTTGTAGCTGTTTGCACGACAAATCCTAATAAAGAAAATAATGTTTGACTTGGCTCTTTGTAAGGTAAAGGCAATAGACCTGCACGTAGATCACCACTTGGTGCATCGACATCTCTAAACTCGCCTGGTTGTAAAGGATTGTCATCGTCACGAATACGTAACCCTCTTGCTTTAAATCCAGCAGGTAAGTTTGCTAAAGTACCTGCATCAATCAATTGTCTTAACGCTGCTGTAGCAGTTCTTGATAAGCCACCAAGCATATGCACTAAACCAAACCCATAAAACCCTAAACCTGGTAAAAATTTAAAGTGTACAAAATATTGATCTTTTCTAAAAAGTGGATCATTCTGTCTATAGTTTCTATAAACAGATAAAACTTTACCACTGCCTTCATCTATTGTTACTATGTAAGGCAACTTAATACCTGTATCGTTTTCAAATCCTGGTAAATCTAAATCAGTGTGAATTTCTAGTAATGTGTAATTATCATCTTCGTATCCTGTTTTTGAAACTCCAGATAAGTCTCTCTCTTTGTCCAAAACTTTGTCCTCTTGTAATGATATTTGAAGATCCACATCTCTATAAAAGCCAGATACGGTCATCTTCTTAACTTCGTTTAAACTTCTTTTAATTATGTGTGTAACTCTTTCAGATGATTGCAAATCAGTTGCTGTATAAGGCACAACAAGGTCATCAGCTGGTACAAATTTAGAAACTGGTCTGCCTAAGTTATTATCTAAATAAACTTTTTTAAATGCTGAGCCTGCTAAAGGTAAATGAAAAAGCATTTGATCAAGCTCTGGATCATACTCTTCCATTACGTGCATGATTTGATAATTCATAAATTCTTGCACTCTTTCCGCCTGTTGCTGTTTTGGTAAATCTTCTTTACCAATTATTTGAGTTCTGACAGGTCCACCTGCAGGTAACAATTCTCTATACGCTTGCGCTTGAAACTGAGTAACAGCTTCTGCTAAAACAGGGTGTGTTACACCACTTGCACCTTGAAATGGTTGAGATCTTTCATCATACTTAAATCCTAATAAATCTAGCCCTTTCGTATATGTTTCTTCCCAATCTTTTCTTGAACTTTTATCGTCTTCGAATTTACCTAACAGCTCACTTGATACATTCATCAAGTCATCTTCCGTCATAAACTCTGCAAGGTTAGAGCCAAACTCTATTTGTGGTTGAGCAGGATCTTCACCTATAACAGCAGATCCATCATCCATCATTTGTACATTCGGATTGTCCTCAGGCAACAGCTCCACGTCTACAGGCGTTGCTGCATTCATGATTACATCTTCTTTTCCTATAGGTTTTTCTATTGCCATTACTTATATATCTTGAACAATTGTAACATTTGTGGAGTCAATTCGAAACCATAAATTGGCTCTGACTCAAAACTTTGCGATTGTCCTCTTTGTATTCTATACCTTCCACCTTGATTATCAACTAAATCATTTGCTATTGACTCAGCCTGTCTATATGTTTCTCCAGTTCCTACCACACCACCAGTATCTTGATCAACAATATTATACACCTCACTTCTTCTCATTTGCCCTGTGGATACATTTAAAATCTGTAATTTAGAACCGTATTCTTGTGCTATTTTATTCATGATTGATTCTGCGGCACCCGTATAATGTTTACCCGCTGCGTCTGTAGCTTCTGGGCCCCCGTAAAATTCATATGTGCCAACACCTGGAAACCTTGATGGTTCAATTGTAGCTGTTTCTTCACCTGCCTCAATTTTTCTTTTAAAGTTTTTAATTCTTAATTTTTTATCGTCAGCGATTATTTCTGGTGCAGTAGATGTTGATCCTTCTTGACTATATGAGCTCGTAACCTGCTTACCTCCCATAACACCAATAAAGTTTGGTGCATTTGGATCTTTTTCTATAAACTTTCTGTAAGCCGCTTCAGCCACGGATTGTTTGAATAGTGCATCTAAATATTGAACTCTGTCTTTCAATGGCACGTCTGGATACAATTGTTCCATTAAATCCTTAGAAATGTTTTCAGCCATCTCGTCTATAATGGCTGTCTGTCTATTTTTTATTTGATCTCTGTATGAATTAATCGCTGTTGGTGTAATAGCATAGGGCGGTGTTTCAGATAAATTTTTTAGTATTTCATTAAATCTTTTTAATTCTTCAAATTGACTTTTAAGTTCTTCTTTAGTTTTACCAACTGGTCTTGCTATACCACCTGTTTGTTTAAAATATTCTAATAGTTCTTTATCTCTTACTTGATCTAAAGGGATATTATTTTCAGCCATGACATCCAATCGTAATGCAAGCTCTCGTGCTTTTCTATTAGCATTCTGCATGATATCAGACTGTGCTTCATCAATAACAGTAGCTGTTACATCTAATCTTGAGGCAGGAACAAAATTGTCGAGTCTGTCTTTTTCGGTATTGTAGTCGTTTTGTAATTTTTTTATTTGATTTTGTTTTTGTTTAGCCTGCGTTAATAAAATTGTATATGCTTTGTCGGCATCTATCTTACCGCCTGTCTTTTCTACTAAACTATTTACTTGTTGTGTTACAAGTGCCGCTTGGTCAGGATCAAACTGACCATCTACTAATCTTAAATTAGTAATAGGGTCTTCAAATAGTTTTGTAATTTTATCTTCTATGTTTGTAAGTTGTGTTCTATCCGCTACTTGAGGAGGTATAATTATTTCTCCAGTTTCTTTGTTTACTGTTTGTCCTGGCAAGATAAATGCTGGTCTATCAGTTTGTCTTGTCCAACCAATTGTATAAACACCATTTTCATCACCTACATCTCTGCCAAAAGTGTGAGGCGATCTACCTCCTGGTATTGTTCCAGGATCACCCCGAAGAGAATCCTTAGGTAATCTTAGAACTCTTTCTCTGTAAGAGCCTTCAATGTATCCGTCTTTTAATCCTGTATTGCTATAAGAAGGGCTTTTACTTACGCCCTGTCCAGCTGTTTGCACTAACGCTCCAGTTCTATCAAACTTATTTTTTGGTGCTATATTGATTTTGTCAGATCTAAAACCATAGGCATCAATGTAAATATTTCTAAGAGGTGATTGTTGTGCGATAGAAATTACATCATCTGATAATATTGGTTGTCCTTCTTTTGCTCGTTGAATTACATAATTAGAGACTTTTGCATCGTCTAACTCATCGACACCAACTCCCTGTCTGTTTATGTAATCGTAAAATTCTTTATCGGTTGCAAATAGTTTTGGTGCATCTCTTTTTGCTAAAGATAATTCTAGGTTTGAGAAAAATACTTCACCAGGATATGTTTCAGGAAACGCTACTCCAGGATACAAAGACTCAAGTGTAGCTTGTTGCTTTTTAGTCGGTGTTGTAATGTCTTGAACATCCATGCCTTCTCTTCTAAAAGCTGGCGGCTTACCAAACATTCTTGCAAAAAATCCAGTTGCTGCTTTTACTGGTATCATGTCTCCTACTAGTCCTCCATCTGCCATAAATAACTCTTCATCTCCTGAAAAAACAGATTTTGACTTTTGTAAACTTTTATCTCCAAAAGTCATCCCTTTAATATTTGTAAGCACACCTTCATTGGCTGCAATCTCGTCTATTTGTTTGAGGTCATCAATTAAATCTGTAAGTCCTTTTACATTTTCTTGTGTTACACCTGCTTGCATTTTTTCATTTATTTGATTAATTTTTCCTTTTACATAATTTCTTACATCGTTATCTAACTGGTTAGATCTCGCAGTTTGAATCATTAAGTTTTCCATATCTAAAGATGTATTAATACTATCTTCCAATGCCTTGATATGTCCAATTTGAAACTCAACCATTTGAGGATCAAAATCGCCACCAAAAACTTTTGCTATATCTTTGTATTCATCTTCAAAATTTTTCGCTATCATATTAGCTTTTTCTCTTTTTAATAAAAGCTGTGCTAGTTTATTTGCATCTATATTATTTACTTGCTTCATAATTTGAGCCTCATTCATATAATTAGCTCTCATTCTTTCAGTTGTCATTCGAAGCCAATCTTTTGCAACCTCACCTCTGATTGGAACATCCTGTATGTTGTCTATGGCTTTATTAATTTCATTTCTTTTTGCAACAAAGTCTGCTTGTTGAGTTGGATTTAGATTAAGTTTTACTCTTTTATCCGTTCCTTTTGCACCTTTTCTTAATGAAAAAGCTCTTGCTAAAGGCATCTTAGTATCGTTTAAATATTGTTGTATAGCCTGAAACTCTCCTTGATATTTTTGTTGAACAAACAAACTTTTAAGTTCAGCGTCTGTTGCATTTTTAAAAGTGCTTCCCTTTGACTTTCTTAATTTTTCTAAAGACTCAGGAGTTGCTTCTCTGAATACTGCTGAGTATTCTTTATGGTCTCCTAGTATTTCTTCTAATTTATTAAAATTTATTTCTATACCCGAGGAGTTAGGATTATTTTTTTTGTAATCTTCTATTAAAGCTATCGCTTTATTTAATCTTCTAGCTTTGCTAAGAGAATTTCCTTTTCTTAAAGGATGTTGTTGTCCAAATTGAGTCCAAGCCTTTGAATCATTAATATCCGAAAGAGCTGCTTTTCTGATTTTATATCCTACTGTTCCATATGTTCCCGTATCATAAAAGTTATTTAAAGCTACTTTGAGAACATCATCGTTACTGTTAACTATCTGTGCGTATATTTTACCTGCATCGTTGAATTGTTTTTTTGTTGCATTAGCTCCTATTTGAAATTCTGGTAATGATTGAACAATATTAAATGCTTCATCGTAATCACCCACTTGGTATTTTATAAATTCTTTGTTTCCGTATTTTTCTCCTTCAAGTGTTCCTAATCCTTTACCCTTACCCTGTTGTTTTGATACTTGCATGATTGGTGCGTAGATGGGATTTTTTGTTTCTAAGCTTTTTGCTCGGTTTGCAAGAATAGATGCACTTGTTAAGTCAGTAGCTGTATCTAATCCTTCGCCTCCTGCACTAAGTCTAAACCCTGAATCTTTTTTTGTAACTACATTGCCAACATCTTTTGCTATTTGTTTACTAGTCTGCCCTACTGCTTGCGCTGCTTTTATTGGTTTACCTAAAGGCACTAAAGCTCCTATCCCATATAAATATTTATAAGTTCCATCTTTTAAATCTGGTGGTAAATCATCAAAGGCTACGCCATCTTGCATCATTTTTATGCCTGCTCTATGAGCACCTCCAAATTGTTTGTCAAAAAAATATTTAATTTCAGCAACAGTTCGGTCTCTTTGCATACCGAGTCTTTCAAGTGGTGTTACATTAGGATTATACACATATGGCTCTAATTTTTTACGTTTATCGGTAGGATTTTCTGTAATTGACTTTACGTCTTCATAACTTCCAGGCGGAGTTTTTGGTGACATGATATCTAAAATACTTGGCAGACCAGCTGGTCTGTAAGATGAAACTCTCGTTGTTCCCTCCGCTAGTGGATCAATGACATAATCGAAAAGTAAATCTTTAGCACCGCCAGCAACGGAGCGAACGGTTGGATTTTCTATAACAGCTTTGCCTTTTTCTTTTAAAAAATCCTCAAATCCTTGTCCAAACGGTCTATTATTTTCAGCCACTAGTAGTAACTCCTTTGTTCAATATATTGTGGTTCGTCCACGTAATCAGACTCCAGCTGGATAAAGTTACCCTGTCTGAATCGCAACAACGCTTGTGTCGTTGAATCAACTAAATCGTCATGATCACCATAAGGGAAAGCAGCGCATTCTTCAATCACTTCTTCTGCCCAACGTTCATCAGGCGCCCATACCTGTCCCGCTTCAAAGAGGGGAGCTACGGAGTTAACACGAACGTGCTTATCATTGCCCTTACTAGGCGTAT